AAGTTTAGGGCGTTCTGATTTTTCAACCGCAAAATCTACTACAGAGAAACGTGACCCGCGAAGAGGTTCAATGATTCTGTTTTTAAAGTTGCAGGTAAAGATGAAACCGCAATTTTTGCTATAGTCTTCAATGAAACCACGAAGCGCAGTTTGAGTATTAATAGTAAGATAATCTGCCTCATCAATAATAACATATTTGCGCCCGCCGCTGAATGAAACGGCAGACGCAAAGTTAGAAATTTCAACCCTAAGAGTATCAATACCGCCGCTTAATGAGCCGTTAATCTTTATGTAATCACAGCCAAGTTGATCTAGCATTGCAATAGCGGCAGTAGTTTTACCAGTTCCAGGTGAGCCGGCAAGCAACAAATTAGGTACATTCTTATCGTCGACAAATTTCTGGAAGATATTCTTAGTCTTTTCGGGAAGGATAGTATCGGCGACTACCTGTGGGCGGTAGCGTTGAGCCCACAGGTATTCGTCTTCTTTCATTTTCATAGCAGTCATAATATAAGTTTCCCTTGCAATTTTATTCAGTTACTTCTTCAGTTTTTTCTTCCACTGTTTCCTCGGGTGCGTTTGCTTTGATAAATGCATCAAATTTATCACGAAGTTTACCCACGGAAGTAAGTTCCTCACCCTTAAAGGCACCTCTCTGCGAACAAGCATCAATAATGTTGACGACAATGACAAAATCGTTTAGTGCGATATTTGTAGGTTGGTCAGCCATGCTTAGTTTCCTTTCTTATATGTTGATTTCGATTCGATTGCAATAAAGTATTTAATGCCATTGCCTTCGAATTTGGAAATACCCTTGGAACAAAGAGTGACTTTATAGTCCTGTGGCAATAGCTTTAGGTTTTCAGTCTTAATAACCAACTGGAAGGTATCATCAGTAGCACCGATTTCAATCTCGTGATTATCTGATGTGGGGTTTGCACTATCAACCGCACTGATGTAACAAACACCATCACGACCAACAAACGCAATCTCTGGCAGATTAAGAACACCGGCCGCTTTTAGAACTGATTGGATATCATTCCAACCAACATTAACCTTTACATCCTCAGATGGAACATTAATTTCCTTTTCAGGTGGTACAATTACCATTGAGATATCAGCAAACACATATTTGGTTTTACGTTTACCGTCTTTGATATAGCAAACTTTGCTATCTTGAAAGTCAATTTCGGGATTTTCGTATAGACTACACATAGACAAAAAGCGTGATGTGTCATAAATGCACGCTTGTATCGGAAATTCATCAGTAATAGATGCAATTGCCATAACTGTTTTCTGTGGACTGATTGTGCGAAGTTCCGAACCTGGCTTGAATACAACCGATGGGTTGATTGTTGCAAAATTCTTTAGAATTGTGAGCGTCTGTTCTGAAAGTTTCATAGTTTCTCCTTATTCACTTTTTCATAATATAGGCAATTGCCTTAGGTTTATAATATAACATTTGTATATAGATGTCAATCATTTAGTTCATGAAGACATCTATATTTACTTTGGTCGAAGTTTTATTAAACTTTTGCTTTACAGCTTCTTCTAGATCAATGCCGTAGCAACTAGCTAGTAGATCAAGAGTTATAAGAACATCGCCCATTTCTTCCAGTAGGTTTTCGAGTAATTCTTCTTCTGTATTTTTATTCCCGATAATACCATTTCGAGCTCTATAGAGTTTCTTTACTGCATTTAGTAGTTCACCAGCTTCACCTGAGAATTCGACGGCCCTGAATAGCACATCTACTTTATCAGAACCTACCCAGTGCTTTTGCCGTTCTGCATTCTTTTCTCGCAGTTCACGTAGAATACTCATGGTCTAATTCCTAACTTTTTCTTTTTGTAATTTTTTGGATTTGATTTTTTAGTCGAAGTAGGTGACGCACCTAGTTTTGCAATTGAGGACATATCACCCCTAAAGATATATGTACCTACATGGTTTAGTTTAATCCATGGGCACATATAAACTGAAAGACCAATTTTTCGTGTATTCCAACAAAAGAAATAATCCTCTGATAGATATCGGCGAGTTTCAGGATCGATTCCGCAATCAAAATATGCCATAATATCCTTAGAGCCATCAAAGTGTGCAGTTCGTGCATGGTCGGGCTTGTAGTTTAGTTCAGGATAAGCATTTTCATATATGTTAAAAGTAGTTTGTGGAATTAGCATGAAACCAGTACCTGCCTCTGCAACTTCAACTGGTTCATCAATTCTAAATGAAGATCCACCTACTACAGGATTAAAAACAAAATCTGATGCATATGTGCTTAGTTGAAACGGATTATCAGTAATCTTCTTCTCTACTGCTGCCTGAATCTTTTCCCACGCAATTGTTTTCTTAGGATATGGGGCAGTTATCACATGATATTTGTCTGGGTAGCTTACTTGAATGCCGAGCATGGAAAGCACATCATTGGCATTAAAACCAATATCAGAATCAATGAACATTAAATGTGTGTAGTCAGAACGTAGGAATTCATCGACGCAATAATTGCGCGCGCGGGTAATTAAGCTCTCATTAAAAAGATAATAGAAATTTACCCTAATACCATATTTAGCACACAGAGTAGCAAGATCGGTAGTAGACTTTGCAAAAAGACCTGAACAATTCCCACCAAACATTGGTACTCCAACGAACAAAGAGTACTTCCTAAGTTCTTCTACGGTTATTTCTAATTTCATCGAGTAATCATTTCCAAATCAGCCTCTGCTCGCAGGATTGCTTGTATTCTTAATATATCTGCTAGGATATCCCACGAACTGTCATGTAACTGAAACACTTGTTCCCAGAACTTTTCATCCTGAATAGGAATAAACGAGTTTACTTTAGGGAAGTCAAGTTTTGCATCAATAAATGTTCTTGTGTCTCGTACCTTCCAATGCGGCAGATACTCCTTTAAATGTAGTTCTTTCTGTTGCGACTCAAATAGTCTCCAAAGAATAGGAGGGTCAAATGAGTTCGAACGAGACCACCAATAGTTAATCTTGCCAGCATCAGTTAGATATGATAGAAAATCCAAGGTAAACTCTGACACAGTTTTATCAGATTTCAGTGGTAAAATCTTCTTTTGAATCTCGGGCGGTTGATCCTGCCAGAATTGTATAGTGCTATCATATACCTTCCATTGATATTTGTCAACCTGTTCCTTAACGGAAAGTTTGGATTTTTGCATATCGGCAATTGATCTTGTCGTATATGGGTTCGCTGAAATCATTTTATCAGTATCAAATACAAAATATGAGCAGTCAATAACTGCACAATCATATACATTAGTACCGAAAGTTTCAAAGTCGATGATGGCATGGCGCATTTATTTAATTCCTTTATGTACCGAAGAATCGTTCAATATTATCTTCCTCAACTACAGTAGCATGCTTCGTAATAGCAGCCGCGAAGATAGTTTCTAGTTTATGTTTAAAGTTTATATCTGAATTCTGTGCATAAGCCCTATCGGCGAGATCTTGCCTATCTGTAATAGTCAAGTTGCTAAATTCAGCAACAGCTTTGATGAACTCTTGCTTTGTTCTTACTACCCGTATGTACCGTTTTTTCATTACATCGTCGCACATCTCTAGTGCTGGATGATTGTTTCCCTTAGTACCAAAAACAATTAATGGCACACCTCGTACTAGCGATTCAAACGAAGTAATTGTAAATGTATCATAAGGTGCCAGCCCGACGAATGTACACAAAGAAGTAGAGATATGATTCATTATGACATCGTGTGGTTGATCAAAGAGTGTTACTCTAAGTGGGTCGGAAGCAAACTTAGCAAGATTTTTTTTACCATATTCTTTTATCTTTTCGTCTGATGAAAGATAAGCTGTCGTAGTAAATACTTCTGATTTATATTCAGTACCACTAAGAACTTCATGTATACCAAATGTTTTCTTGCCGGGATTCATTGCTGACACGTGTCGGATAATATCATCCGATACCTTTGCAATATGCTTTTGCTCGGTATAGATACTATGCAGAACATCGTCAGCTTTTAACTCGTCAAAATCCCATTCAGATCTGGTCTTTGCATAATATTTTTCAAACTTTGTTTTATGAAAGTCTGAAACACATAGCGCATAAATTGATCTTCTAGTAAGTTTATAGAATAGATTTGCATTGTTCAGATCGGTAAAAAAACCTGGCATTGCATGATTTTGGTATATAATAGGCACATCGACAATAGATGTGAGTTTAGAATATACCGAATTTACATCGTGATTTGAGAAGATTAGATCGGGCTTATACTTAATGATATCAGCATATAAAGACTCGAGTATTTCTTTCCTGCGAGTCTTATAATATGCTTTTACACCAGATGCTTCTAAATCTTTATTGTAAATAAAAACATTATGTTTAGTTTCATCTAAATTACTTGCTAGAGCAAATACGCGAGTATCATGCCCCATAGCAGAAACAAGTTTCATAGTACTCATCATAGAAACATCAATTCCACTATGGAACTTAGTTTCGGAAAGGTATGTTTTTAGGGTATATGGTATGAAATAAATTTTCATTTTGATTTTAACCAAGCATCATATTGTTCACGCCATTCTGGATATTCGTCTTTCAGTAGGACCCATTGCAGTTTAGTATCAGTATGTTCTGCCTTTTTATTCCAAATTACCCACATATAACTTATCATGCCGCCTATCTGTTCTTCCAAATTAACCGGCTCAATTTCTTTGCTACCAAAATTAACCCGATCCGATAAGATAATTATATCACTGGGTGGGTTATTTGTAAACAACTTATATCGTTTCATACCTTCCAAAAATGTCAATCTGACAAAGAAAGCAACGTAGTCATATTCGGCAACAAACTTTTCAGCAAGTTTCCTAGGTAAGTCTTTATGATAAGGGGGGTTTGTGACAACGCCATCATAATCTTCTATTTTAGGAAGAAGCATTGCATCATAACTAGTTTTGATCGGAAGCAATGCTTCTTTATAATAGTTTAAATCTGAGCAATGTAATGTATGTCCGTTGCGTTCTAACTCTATAGCAATATTGCCAAAGCCAGCACAAGGCTCGACTATTTTCTTGGGTACTTTTGTGTATTTGCAAAGAATATAAGTAGCAAGAGGCGGGGTTCTATACAAATCATTTTTATTTCTATTAGGGTCAGATTGATCTACACCAGAATAGATATGCTTCAAGGTCTTTGTCATAATATATCCATCATAAAGAAACTATTTATATAGATCTTAGTCTAGTTTATCTGAGTTCATAAACGTAACTGAAATATCCCCTACCTCTGATAACATTGGTCTTGAGATCTCATCCCACTTGATAGTCCATTTGGTATTGTGGGTATAAGGATCTGGTGAAACTACAACTCTTTTTATTCCAGATTGGATTATTGCTTTAGTACAATCTGGACATAGTGGCAGACCCAAAACATATATTGTCGAATCTTTAACTGATACACCACTACGAATCATATTTTTCAATTTTCAACCCTAGCTTTCTTAGAAGTTTTATACCACTATCATCTCTATACTCTATATCATAATATACTTCTTTTATCCCAGCAACATAAATTTGCTTTGCACATTCGATACACGGAGAATGTGTTACAAAAATTATGGCACCTTCCGAACTTTCATTAGATTTCGCAAGTTTTGCAATACAATTTGCTTCTGCATGCAATACTTCTATCTTAGTATTTCCATTTTCATCTTCACAGCTATTATCAAAACCTGATGGAGTCCCATTATAACCAATTGATAAAATTCTATCATCTTTTACTGCAATTGCACCAACTTTCAGTCTTTTTGCTTTTGATAATTCGGAAAATATATATGCAACTTTCATAAACGAAGCCTTAACCTCTTGTTTCATTTTTTAAGTCTACCCCTGACAAATGATTCTGGTATTGTATCATCTTTGGGTATTTGTCTTTCAATTATATCAGTTATAAGTATAAGCTTGCTCATTTAGATATCATAATCAAATTTTACATTCATTTGCTTTTCGCGGTCAAGTGGCTCGCCATATGAGTTTCGATAGTCTTGATTGCGCCGGATTGTTTCCTCTAGTAATGTAAAATCCCTGTCCTGTCCTCGAGCAAACATAACAAATGCAGCGGTATCTTTCACGAAGCAACTTCCACCGAAACCGGATCTTCCATCATGGCCTGGTACCATAGTATGTGAGGGTCCGATCCTTGGGTCAGTGCCTATGGCCCTTATAATGGTAGAATAATTGCTACCAAACTGTTCTACAATATCATGGAACTGGTTAAAGAATAGCACCTTCGAAGCAAGAAATGAATTCATACCATATTTTACAAAACTGGCTTCATCGGCCGTCATGTGATATACTGGGCAGGGTTTGCACGCACTATACTTCTCATAGATCTTTTCTAGTTCTTCAGTCCTAGCAGGCGACCCACCAAATACATGCATAATTGGATTTACAAAATCTTCATTTGCTGATTTTTCAGTAAGAAATTCTGGGTTGTAGATCACTCGGTCACTCTTTGCAAGTTCTTGTATGATGCTAGGTATAACGGTAGATTTTACTACCACGAGTCCTTCTGTGTGTAAAAGCAATTTTGAAATAGTATCAATTAATATACTAGCATCAATACTTGCATCATTACCCATTGGAGTAGGAACACATACAAATGACACCTGTATACCAAGTCCAACTAGACTATCTACGGCGGTGCCATATTTTGGATCAATGATAATTTTATCGCAATTGGTATCTGTAAAGCCATAATCAACCGCAGCCCCGACAAAGCCATGGCCGACAATCGCCATTTTCAATTTTTTCTTGCTCATATATTCCATCCGTTTTGTTTCAATATATTAATATAGTCGAATAATTCTCTAGTAGGTTCCCAACCCAGGGCTTTAGTCTTATTACTTACCACTGGAGCTGACATTCGGTTACCTCTGCGTTCTGGTAGATGTTCGATTGGTTGCTCAAATAGCTCTGCAACTTGCTGAATAGTAAACCCTGATGGATTACCGATGCCGTATTCATCACCGTGACCATTTTCACCGATTAGAACTAGAGCATCAACGATATCATCAATGTGTGTAAAATTGCGGGCTTGTGTCCCAGGAAGAACTACCGGTAAAGGCTTATTTTGTCTAGCCAATTCTTTGTATTTAGCAATAAGTGTAGCATATTTTCCATCACTTATTTCACGTCCACCATATACATTATAGAAATATGTTATAGCATAATCAAACCCATACCACTCAGCATATTGTTTTACTAACTCAGTATTTGATGCCTTTGACCAAGTATAGGGGCTTTGTACATAACCTGGGGTATGATCTGCATATTTAGTCGATGAACCAGCATAAATTAATTTAGACTTATTTTTCTGCACATATTTTAGTACTTCATATGTGCCAAGTTTATTGTATTGCCATACCAAGTTAATATCATCGAAGCTTTGTTCTACTCGTGAATATTCACCTAAATGAAATATAATATCGAACCGTATAGTTCTAAAAATATTATTAATCAATTCAGTAGACCCAGAAATATAGTTCACGCCTGGTACATGATTTCTTGTACTTCCAGTAAAATAATTATCCAATGATGTTACCGAATGACCCATTGAATATAGACGCTCACAAAGGTGGCTGCCAACAAAGCCGGCGCCACCAGTTACGAGTATTTTACTCATGAATATTATTCCTTCCTTCTGGATAATGTTTGATCTGAAACTCTGGAATTTCCTTTTGTTCAGGTGTATCAAAGTTAGCTACCAATTTCATGCCATAATTATTTACATCATGTACAATATCAACGTCTTTTTTAAGAATGGGCACATTTTGCCTAGCCGGTTGGCCGGTGCGTTTATTTACAATCTTATCTAGATTTACAGAGTGATGTATTCTACCATATCGTTCCATCAATTCAACACAGTCTGGGTGCATTTCGTAGAGCATCTGTGATTTACGCATTGCAGAATCGTCGGAATAATTATTATAGATTTCGGCGGTGTTGCCGCCTTTAACTGAACCAGTCTTAAGTTTACCACACAAGCCAAAATAGAATAACATTGTGCACATGCCTTCTTTTAGAGCACGAATTGAAAGATCTACGTCTTCGTTATATTTGCCCCGCCAACGGATATCAATATCATTATCAATCAAGAAGCATGACATGATACGAGTGTTTAGAATATAAGGAGGGTAGTCACATTTATCAACAGCAAAGAATTTATATTGTAGCCCCGCGAGTGCTATATTCTCAAACCGATCAACAAAATCTTCAGTAGAACTAAAAAGGCTACCGCCCTCGTCAACTCTATATCGCTTATTTCTGTGAAGCCTCCAGAACTCTGACATATTATCATCCATTAGCCAGTGGCGCTTAAAGCCATTTGCTCTAGAGTGTTCCCAGCACCAGTTACGAGCAGGACCTGATCCTTTACCGTGGTTGCTGAATGGTAGTTTCAACACCTTTGCTGGGTCAATGACAGCACAGTAGTTGTCATATTCTTGGGGCTCTACTGCAATATAGTATGGCACACCCATATTTTCTAGCGCTCTAGAGGTGTGGCGTGTTTCCCAGCGACCTTTGGAAATGATGTAAATAGGGTATCTTGGCAGATATTGATCTTTTTTGTCCTCAAGAATATATCGCTTAGACATGTTCTTTTCACGCTCTCTTACTGGAAACCAAACTGAATTGGTTCGGTCAGTAAGGCTTAAATTAAGCTTATCAGAAAACTCTTGTCGTGCCGCCTTTGTGCGAAATTTTATATCTAATTGTCTGCCCTCTTTTTGTTCCTTCTGTGAGAAACCTGGCATACCCGCAGCATACCATTGAGCATATGGATCGCGCCACATGTTCTGTAATTCTTCTACTGTATCAATTGTAGTTAGCATATGTTTAATCACCCATAAAGTTAAAGATACCACTGTTACTGTTATCGTTTTCTGTTTCATATATTATAGTTTTTGTTTTAGGAGACACGACGATACCAGATTGTTTGACGAATTCCTTGACATCTTCCTCAGTATCAAAGCTCATGAAAAGGCTTTGCCATTCCTCTGGAAACTCAGGGTCAACATTTTTAGGTTTTACAGATGGCTTGTATTCTTCAGGAACATCACCGAGAAAATCCCCTAGTGAGTTCTTGGAAAGATTATCTGCGGAAACGTATCCGACAAAATCTTCGTATTCTTCTGACGTATCAATTTCGTAATTCTTCATGTAATATATCCTTTATATACCGATTTTCTCTATATGTCAACTAAAGAAATCCTCAAGTGTATCAATTTTCTTTGATGACCAGTTAAGTGCGTCTAGGATGTTTTCGAGTGGTTTAACGAAAACCTTTTCAAACTGCAACTCATGATCAATATATTTGTCAAGTCCAAGTTCCTTTGGTAGGAAGCCAGGGAATGAAATAATATTTTCCATCAAAGGATTTGGTGTTTTCAGATAAACAAACTTTACCTTATCACCTGACTGAATTAACTCGTATTTCTTATTGAGACCTTTTTCTTTCATCATTTTATTGTATAGAATTGCACCACGTACGTGTATTGGACAACCTTTGAGATAAGATCCTGTTCTATCAGTATATTTAGCAATATCATCAGTACCAGAAACTTTACCAACCTGCTCTGGCGCCAAAGTAACAAATCGCTGTCTAAAGTCTTCAATAAAAGCCTGTGCTGTTTTTTCGTCCGAATTAAGAATAATACCAAAGGATTCCTTCAGCGCATCCCTGCATACTTCAGGTGTTGATGATCTAACCGATTCAATACCAGTGACTGAAATCTTGGGTGTTTCATAATGAACACCTTCCGAGTTTAAAACACTCATAATATAGCGCTTTTTAGCAACGAATAACGTTCTGTCGGTTATCTTTTCACGTTTCATTGACATTGCGTTTCTATATGCACCCATATAGTTAGCTAATTCTTCATAGCCATGCTGAATTGCCTTTTCAATCTTTTCCTTACAGACACTATCAATAAAGTCTTCACCGGCTTTTCGATCAATATCGGCACTGCCGAAAACCTTTACAATCAGTGGCTCAAGATTAACATAAGCGGAGTCTGTATCGCAGTAATAAACATAGTCAATGTCGTCTGTTTTTAAAACTTTATTAAGATATCCGTTAATTGACTTCTCAGCATATCTGATTGAAAGCTGACCTGATGTAGTAATTGCTTCTGCCATTTCTGCAATATAGTATAGGAAGTAACGGTTCGCGACGGCGCCGTATAAACTATTCATCTTTTTGTTACGACAGTCGCAAACTGTCTCCAGCATTTCTACTGGTATCGGACTATATCATCATCTTTATAAAGATGTTCCGCGCTTCGAGTTACCATTAGCTTGTAACCCTACTCCATATAGGATAGTCTCTGAACCTTCCCTTTCGGGCTTGGATGCTGATTGGCATATGATCTATAATCACTTAGCTTTCCAGCAGTTCACGGAATTTTCGACACGGGTCACCCCGTGAAGCCTCATGAATGTTTAAGGATTTTTATTGACATCTGTTTATTGTGCAGGCGTGTTGATATCTGTTTTTTATTTTCGATAAGTTCCTCTAGTTCTTCCAATGTTAAGTCTTCCAATGTTAAGTCTTCCAATATATTTCTTTCCCTTTATGTTTTTTAAGATCAAAGTCCGTGAGTTTATAGAAAAATATACCCAAATCATTTAGAGTTTTGCCTTGATTTTTCTTTCTGAATTCGTTTATCTCATTTTTACAGTTAAAGTGAGGTTTTTTGATTATCATATGGTTCAGTGCATTTAATGTATTATTACCTCTTTCTATGGTTATATAATAACCGTTGCCATGTAAAAAGTCAACTAAGATTTTTATGTTTGTAAAGATCTTATCATTAAAAACTGCAACTACAGTTTTTTCAGTACTTCTACCAGATTCAGGCCCGTGCCGGGTTTTATCTATTACGGTAGTTTTTGTTGCTTTTTGCTCTATTATATCTACAACACCCATCATTGCGTTTGCCTTGTCAATTCCCGGGTTATTTTCTAAGATCCTACCTCTGATATAATCATTTGGTATTTCATTTTCAGGTATACGTATTTGATGTTTTGTTTTTGGGTTGTAACACCATATACTATTCGAAAAATACTCTGAGATCTTTTGATTGGGACCACCTCCAATACGAAAGCCATCCGGTATAGAATCAACATCTTCTACATATTTTATAGTATTGGTTTCTTCATTATAACAGCATATTTTTCCCGGTCTTCCAATCTTTAACTTAGTTTCTTCGCTATGTTTATAACCGGTCCTATAAAATAAATGTATTTCTGGGTCATATTTTTCATCATCTTTGTTGATCCTAAAGCAGTTACGATCAGTGTCATTACAATCGAATACTATAATTGTGTTTTCTGTTCTTTTACCTATTGCATCTCTTACATCTTTAGTTCTTTTTCTTCCTTTATTAGATTTGCCTATGATGGAAGAAACATCTTCCCTAAGTTCTTCATATAATCTACTTGTTACTGTGACACCTCCGAAGTTTCTCATCATATTCAAGGCAAATGTCATAGAAACATTCCTATAAACTTTCCATAGAATAAGATGTGCTATAAAGTGTTGTCTCTCCGTGAGCAATATTTTATTCCAAGGATTTTTCCTGAAACATTCATATTCCTTGAACATTTCTGCGGCTCTTGGACAAATATGATGCCCAATATTTCTATCGGCATCATTACTTTCTCTACAGTGCTCTATAAACTTTATATATCTTTCTAATTGTCTTTTATCGTGTGGTTTACTTTCTAGTATTTCTTTATAAACAACCATGTGTTTCCCTATTATGTATAGTAGAATAGTATTTATATACAATAGAACCATAATAGGAGTTTATTATAACATTTTTTTTCTTCTTTGTATTTCTTTTTTTATCTCTTCGATTTCAGATTCAACTCGCAACATTTCCTTTTTGATTACTGAACGATTTGCATAATATTCTTGAATGATCTCTGGGATGATACCAAGTTTCTTATTAGTAAAATGTACACCATTTGCGCAAACTGAATAATCTTTATCATCGTTTTGATACTCGTCATTAAGAACCATGTCCTGTGAAACATATGCACGCTTATCCGCAACAAATGTTTCAGGTGACATATTATATTGTAACATTAGGTGTGGATACAAACTGTTAAGGTCAAACGAGACTACCCAGCGATGAACACCTGTGACTGGATCCTTTACATATCCACCTACCAATTCCCCTAGTTTGTCACCAGGACTACTTTTAACTGGTGGGATTAGTGACTTTTCCATAAGCTTACGATATAATGTTGCTTCCCAGATACCAACAGTACCAAACGCATCAGAATAGTTCACACCGCCGCCATATGCAACAGTAAGCACAAGTGCCAGCAAAGCGGTTTCTTCTTCCATACGTTGAATGAGATGCGTATCCACAAGATTATAATCAAGATACAGTTGTGGATTTTTGTTATACAATTCAGTGAGTGAGCCATATTGTGAATAGTCAAGTTTCTTAGTACCTAACACTGTATGCGCGATATGATCAAGTTTATATGATTCCTGAGTGCCATATTTATAGCCAAACTTTTTAAAGGCATCCATATAGTCAATAATAGTTACACCGGAGATATTATATGTTGATTGTTTACGGTTAAAGATCTCTCTGCTTGTCTGTCGGATATTACCCCAAGGCGATAATTCTCTAGCCTTGGCTTCACCGAAGAGACGTATGATACGAGTTACAATATATTGAATATCAAAATATTCTACATTCCAACCAGTGACAATATCTGGATAATCATTTTTCCAAATTTGCATAAATCTACTCAATAGTTGTAATTCAGTATCAAACTTAATAAATTGAATATTATCTGGATCAATACCTGACAGAGTTATAGTTTTATCATAATCCTTGCGACCTAATAGATGATATGTATCTGATTTTGATGATTTGATTGCAATAGAAGTAATTTCATTATCGGCTGTTTCCATATTTGGAAGTTTTTCTGAAATATCAACCTCAATGTCGAAGTTAAAGATATTAATCTGGCTCATATCAAAGTCAATATGACCAGGATATTGTTCCTGTATGAACTGTGTAACATAATTAGAGGTACCGTAAATTTCAAGCCCATGAACGTCTTTATACCGCTCAACAAAGTCCTTGGCATCGTTCATACTATCAAATTTTTTGGGAGCTAGATATCTTTCACCGAGCAATGACTTGAAATTAGTCTCTTGTTTTGCATATTGATAAAGTGTAGGCTCAAATGTTATCTTTTTAGAGAAGCGACGACCATTATCATAACCTCTCCATAATATGTTACTACCATAGCGTTCGACTGATGTGTAGAATTTAGACATCAAATTCCTTTCAATAATGTATGTAATTTGTTCCACCATAACCCATGGATAGGGTTAAGTCAACTACTTTATGCCACCAACTGAGTAAAATTCTTGACTTTTTCAAATCGTATGTGATTGTCAAATTTTTCACCAAAGGTTTCACCGCGGTGACTAATGACGAAAATGTTATCAGTGGCATGTGTCTTATGGAGAATATCGATCAGAGCCTCAACTCCCGCAGAATCTGAAGCGGAATCTAAAGTTTCGTCCATTATTAATAAATTAGTTGATACTGAGTTCCTGAGCTTTGCAATTGCTCTCCATGTAAACATAATACTCAAACTTATGCGCATCTTCTCACCTTCAGAGAACGAAGCAAACGAGAACGCATCTCTAAATCTACTCTTAATAGTTTCATTAAAATTCTCATCAAGGTTAAAGTCAACGAAAAGTTCAAACTCAGAAAGATACTGATTTATAAGTTTATTCATAATTGGTATGTATGTTCTAATGATACTAGTCTTAATTCCGCCATCCTTAAGCATAGAAGCAACAATACCCAGAGTTTCTCTTTTTTCGTATAACTCAGTTTGTTCGATTTGTTTTTCCGATAAATGTTTATTAAACTCTAGTATTTTACTTTGATCAATTTCTTCTACCTCTTTTTCGGCACCTTCTAGTTCTTTTTTATATACCTTTAATTGATTCATAATTATCTTAACCTGTAGACGGTGTTCATTTGCCTTATTATGAAATTTCTGAATTTCATCTTCTATATTTGATATCTCAGAAAGTCTAGTTTCTACCTCTAGTTTCTTCTGGGATAATTGTTCTAGACCAGTATGTATCTCCGAGGATTTGAGATTACGCTCGGTTACTATTTCAGACTTAAACTCATGATCAATACCTTGCTTACATGTCGGGCAATTATCATGCTTAGAATAAAAGTCAATTTCCTTTTTATATTCTCGCTCTTTTGTTTCCAATTCCAAAAGAAGAGTTTTTACTTTTTCATGAAGTTGCTTTTGTTTCTGTTTATCATTTATAGTGGAACTTAGTTCTGTTATCTGCGCTTCAAACATTTCAGTATGAGATTGCTCTGTTTCAATTTCAACTAGATTTTTTGATATTTTTGACTTAATCTTTTCTACTTCTGTTTGTTTCATTCGTTGAATTTCTTCATTATGATCTTTAGCAGAATCTATTTTGGTCTGAACCAAATCAATCTGGTAATTATTTTCAGTTATAAGTGCTTTATTTTCACTGATTCGTTCCTTAAGCAAAGTATTCATCGTGCTAAATACTTGTATGTCCAATAGATCTTCAATGATTTCTCTGCGTTGTCCAGTTGGTAGTTCCATAAAAGGAACATATGTAGCACTACCAAGAATTACAATCTGCGAGAACGATTTAAAACTCATCTTAAGAATATTTTGTTCTAGATAAAGTTGATAATCTTTAGATGCTGCATCTTTATTCAAGAGATCTTTGTTTTTCCAGATCTCAAAAATACCAGGTTTCATGCCACGGCGGATCACATACTTATCAGAGCCGATAGTAAACTCGAGCTCAACAAGTAGTTCCTTACCGTTCACGCTATTTACCAATTGCGGTTTATTAATTTTGCGGAAAGGTTTATTGAATAGAGCATACACAATAGCTTCAATAAAGGTGGATTTACCAGCTCCGTTTTGCCCAGAAGTCAGGGAAGTTTTATACTTATCTAATTCCAGCTCAATAAAGTTGTTACCAACCGACATTATATTTTTGTATCGTACTTTAGTAAATTGTATATGCATTAAAGATTCATTGCCTCTATATAAAGTTCATCAACAACACTTTTAATTCGTTTTTTATCTATATTTGTTTCGACTGAGTCAATATATGAATGAAGTATATCTTTAGTATCCTTTGCTTCTTCCATTAACTCATCAAGACCAGCGCCAGAAAGATTCAGAGTATCTTCTACTGATTTAATATCAGCAGCACCACATTCATTGAGACGGTTAAGAAACATGTCATATAGATAGGGGTTGGATCTGTTCTTAACAATCACTTTGATGTAGCAGTCTTTCAGCATTGAAGTATCTAATGCTGCTATATCATCTATAGCTAGATCTTTATCATCATAATCAATCTTATGATATATTCTATCACAATTTTCAACAAATGTTAACTCTCTTGTTTCGGTATCTAGCACATGAAAGCCCTTTTTGCACGCATAATCAGACCAGTTCATCTCGTACTGCGCGCCTAGATACTTGACATTTCCATACTGCGACTGATGATGATAATGCCCAGAATACACAGCTTCAAAGTGATCAAACTGTTTATAGTCAAAGCCGTGGTCGCTGACAACACCTTTCATCATTTCAAATCCCTTGAGATCAAAATGCCCACAGAGGATGTGTGCTGTCGATTCATTCATTTTCTTAAGCGATAGCTCAGTTGTCTCTCTTACCAGCCAAGGGCACATCATGATTTTCGTGGAACCAAATTCAAGTTCAACAGGCTCGTTTTCATATACTATGATGTTATCATATTCTTTTAAAAGTAGAGAAACTGAGTTTACTTCATTTGTTGTGGTATATGCTGTGTCATGATTACCAAGAATAGTGTGCATCTGAATCTTTTGATTTCTGAGTACATCAAAAAAGAATTCTTTGGATCGTTTCAATGTATAGAAATTGATATACTTTCTGCGGTCAAAAACATCCCCAAGATGAAGTACTGTATCTATCTTATGCTCAGCAAGATAAGGAAAGAATTGATTTGTGAAAAAGTTAGCTTGGTGTTCTAGAAATACTTTTGAGTCCCCGCGCGCACCAAGATGTGTGTCACAAAGTAGTGCTATTCTCATTCGTCACCTTTAGAATCTTCTTCCAATACAACTTTCTTTTTGAACAATTTATCTTCATAGTCTTGAATGAATTTATTGATATAGTCGACATCTGTATTAAGATTCAGTGATATATCATCACCGTCGTACGTCCCACCGTTTGCAATTAATGACTGTGATGATTTATAACGCACATACATCTGTTTCTTTTCCTTTGCAATTCTACGAAGAAATGCGTACCAAATAATCTGTGTGAAATATGCAAATGGATTTTCGGTTTTCTCTGGATTGAAATTGTGCATATAAAGCAGACAGTTCTCAACACCATCCATGATCATATCTTCTTTGTACGTGTAGCCACTGAAGTTGGGTTTAGAAGCAAGACGTGTAGCTATCTGCCATATACAATCACCAATATAGTTAGGTACACGAGGCTTTTCATCATCAGAATCCTCAGCTTCTTTACATAGTTTTTGATAAGCAACCAATGCTTCGAAGAAGTCGCGGTTGTTCACATAGTTCTTTTTTACTCTTCTAGCCATTTAAATATCCTTTTTCTTTTACTATATACCAATCTGTAAGATTTGTCAACAAAAATAAACACTTAAAATAAAAGCGGCTTTTTGTGAATTTTTTTGTTGACAAATTCTAGATGTATGTTATAATTGAATTATCATTCATATAATGGAATTCAGATGATTATAATAATACTATATATTGATATGTGTATTATAGGTTAATGTTGTAAATTTTGAATGGGAATTGCTCAGCCGCGTACATTTCAATTCTTGTTCTAAAATGCTTCAGCGTGTAGTTGATGAATGAACCACCAGAAAGGTCATCGGCAATATCATATAATGTTGCGTCGTCAGACCCATTGC